AGGTAGTCAAGTCTTCATCTACTGGGATTATTAAGACATGGCGGGACTTGTAGAAATAGAAGATGAAATTGTAGTCAGTATATGCCCCGACAAAACCGCAGGAGAAGTCAGTGTGTACTTTGACCTGCCTATACAGTTCCCTAAGCAACCCGCTAAGAAAGACATACTCTTCCACGACAAACCTAAGAAAGAGCAGCGATGGACAAGAGAGGAACTGCCACAGGAACTCAGAAGGATACGCTCTATGGAGGAGTGGATGGAGATGCCAGAGGCATTTCGAAAGAAGTACACACCCTACATAAGTCAAGAATATAAAAGAAGAAGAAATGGAGTATGGTTCTACAACAACGGGGTACCTACCTACATCACAGGAAACCACTACTTTTTCCTACAGTGGTGTAAGATTGATATCGGATATCCATCTTACCTCGACTTTCAAAGGAAACTTTTTATACACCTTGAAGCCTGTATAGCAGACACCCGCTGTATAGGGCAGATATACGTGAAGTGTCGTCGATCTGGATATACGAATATGTCTGCAGCCATACTGGTAAATGAGGGCACACAGGTTAAAGAGAAACTGCTGGGCATCATGTCTAAAACAGGATCAGATGCGCAGGAAAATATATTCATGAAGAAGGTGGTGCCGATGTATAAGTCACTGCCTTTCTTTTTTAAACCTATTCAAGATGGTACTACAAACCCAAGGATGGAACTCGCTTTTAGAGAACCTTCAAAGCGCATTACCAAGAAGAACAAAACTTCTTCCAGAGGAGAAGCACTTAACACAATTATTAACTGGAAGAATACCACCAACAACGCATACGATGGGGAGAAACTCCACATCTTGTATCTGGATGAGGCAGGTAAATGGGAAAAAGGTAATGATATACGAGAAGCATGGAGGATACAGCGTACTTGTTTGTTGGTAGGTAGAAAGATTGTAGGCAAAGCATTGGTTGGCAGTACAGTCAATCCATTGGACAGAGGAGGGACTCAGTACCGAGAAATGTACTACTCGAGCGATGTTAACGACAGAAATGCGAACGGAAGAACAAAGACGGGTTTATATGGTGTATTTATCCCAGCACATGATGCACTTGAAGGTTTCTTTGATATATACGGAATGCCCGTTATAGATGATCCAGATAAACCAATCATAGGCCTTGAGGGTGAGTATATAAACATAGGTGCAAAGACCTACTTGAAAAATGAAAGGAAGGGATTGTCTGGAGATTCCTACGAACTCAATGAGGTGATTAGACAGTTCCCCTTCACTGAGGCTGAGGCATTTAGGGATAGCGCTAAGGCATCTTTGTTCAATGTCCAAAAGATATACGAGCAGGTTGAGTACAATCAAGACCTGTTCCCATCACCGATTGTTGTAGGAAACTTCAACTGGGCGAATGGAGTGCAAGACAGCGAAGTAGTATTTAGTCCAGATCCAAACGGAAGGTGGAGAGTAGCGTGGATGCCGCCAGTGGATTTAAGAAACAAGACCAAGCCAGAGAATAACTGGCTCGGTTGTGCTGGTGTCGATAGTTATGATATTGATGCCACTGTAGACGGGAGAGGCTCTAAGGGTGCGTGTCATTTCTTTAACAAATTTAACATGACGTATCCCTCAAATATGTTTGTAGCAGAGTATGCGTCACGTCCTCCTTTAGCCAAGATATTCTATGAAGACATATTGATGGCTGCTAAGTTCTACGGCTACCCTGTGTTGATTGAAAACAACAAATACGGAATCGCAAGATACTTTGAGTCAAGAGGTTACGACCATTTCTTGTTGGACAGGCCTGCTCATCTTACGTCAAGTTATGGCAGCAAAACAAAGACCAAGGGTATACCCTCTAACTCACAAGACGTTATCCAAGCACATGCCCAGGCTATTGAGTCATACATACATGCGCATGTCGGTTTAAACGAAGAAAGCCTTGAGTTTGGTAAGATGTATTTTGAAAAAACCCTTGAGGATTGGATAAACTTCAAGATAGACGACCGTACTAAATATGACCTTTCTATATCAAGTGGATTAGCCCTTCTTGCAGCACAAGGACACAAGCCAGAAAAACCCAAAAGTGATTTCACTGCAAAGCGGTTCTTCCGTAAAGGTCAGATAATTATACGAAGATAATAAGAGGTATATTTGCAAAAGCAGCAATCTTGAGTATGGACAATGAATATAAAAACGGACAGTCATCCTTTCCTGATCCATTAGCATCGGTACAGGAGAAGATGTCTAAAGAATATGGCTTATCGTATGCTAAGGCTATGTTCGCTCAATGGATTGGTAGTGACTATCAAAACTCTCTGTACGGAAGAAGGAACAGCGAGTTTGAGCGTTGTAGAGATTACGCACAAGGAACACAGGACACATCAATCTATAGACAAATATTAAACTCATTAGAGAACAACAACGGTGACGGAACATTACTAACACTGGACTACACCCCAGTACCTATTGTTCCTAAGTTCGTAAAGATTGTTGTAAACAAGATTCTTTCTAAAGAACCATACCCTCAAATTGAGGCAGTTGATCCAGTCTCTAAAACAGAGAAGGACAAAAAGAAAGCCGCTACAATATTACGTATTGAGAATCGCGATATGATTGCAGAAGCAAAGTCCCTTGGGCTTCGCGTTAAACAAGACCCAGATCAACTGCCAGATACCCCAGAGGAAACAGAAATATTCTTAGACACAAACATCAAGACTGACGCAGAAATCTCTGCTCAAATTGCTACTGAGATGACACTGAAGTGGAACGACTTCAATCAATCCATCTATCGTCGTTGTGTGGAGGACTTAGCAACTATTGGTATGGGTGTTGCTAAACGAAGCAACGACCCTAACTACGGAATCAAGGAAGAGTATGTGGACCCCAAGAAGTTTATTCATAACTATACAGATGACCCTAACTTTACAGAACTAACTTACGCCGGACACTTTAAGTACATTACAATTATGGACTTGAAGCGCATCGCTGGCAATCAGTTTACGGAAGAGAAATACGAGGAAATAGCCAAGACAGTGATGAATAAGTACGGCAACAATCCTACACAGTTCTCAACCACTGGATACGGTTATGACAGACCAGGTACTCGATACCGTCAAGGATACGACGAGTACAAAATTGAAGTATTAGACTTTGAGTACATGTCTGTTGATGACATCATCTACGAGAGAAAAGAGTCATCATACGGTAACATTGGTTTCTACTACAAGGGCAACGAGTACAATGCGCCTCAGCAATCTGTATACAACAGAGAAGCAGTTTACATGAAAAACGCAACAGTGTATGGGGGCTCATATATTACAGGCACTGATTGTATATTTGACTACGGGCCTAAAAAAAATATTCCTAAAAACGTACACGATATATCACGTGCACGTTTATCATACAGCATTGTCGCAACTAACATTCGTGGAATGATACCTAAATCAATGGTGTCCTCTGTTATCGGATTCGCAGACATGCTCCAGATCACACACTTAAAACTTCAACAGTCTATTGCAAAAGCAAAACCGGATGGACTGATTATTGACATTGAGGGATTAGAAAATGTACAACTTGGGCGTGGAGGAGAACTACAGCCATTAGAAATTCAAGACATCTATGAACAAACTGGTGTGTTCTATTACCGCAGCAAGAATCCAGAAGGAGGATTCCAAAACCCACCTGTTCGAGAAATAGGCAATCGTATTCGAAACATTCAAGAACTGGTATCGCTATACAATCACTACCTCAGAATGATTAGAGACGCTACAGGTATCAATGAGGTGATGGATGGCTCCACGCCAAAAGGAGAAGCGCTTGTAGGTGTAAACCAGATGGCGATGGCTGCGGGTAACAATGCGATATTTGATATCACGAATGCCGCTATGGTTCTGTATAAAAAAGTATGTGATGATATTGTTCGCTGTCTACAGGTTATTTCTCCAGAGAGTATCCTTTACAAAGTTTATACGAACGCTGTTGGGGAAACTAACATGGCTGTTCTAAGTTCATTTGACAATCTATCCATGTACAACTTTGGTGTCATGGTTGTTACTGAAATGAACGAGATGGACAAACAATATCTTGAACAAAACATTCAAATTGCACTTGGACAAAAAGAGATTGACCTTGAAGATGCGATTGCCATTCGTCAAATAAAAGACGTTGAGCAGGCTGAGAGACTCTTGGTTGTTCGCAGAAAGAAACGAATCAAGCAACTCCAAGAACAAGCCCAGCAGCAAGCACAAGTAACAGCGGAAGTAAACGCTCAGCAAACCCAGATGTCAGCACAGATGGAAATGCAAAAGAAACAAATGGACGCGCAGATAGAGGCACAGCGCATGCAATTAGAAGCACAGGTAAAAGCACAGTTGATTGAACTCGAATACCAATACAAAATCCAAATCGAGCAGATGAAGGGAGAGTATGGTGTGGTTGAACAGCAAATAGAAAGCGGCAATCGAATGATGGCTGATACCGAAGCAGAGAATCGTAAGGACCAAAGAATAGACAAACAGGCGCTGGCACAAAGCAAACTAATCGCTCAACGCCAAGGGCAGAGACCATCGCTTGAAGAAGACGTAGTAACTAACCTAACAATATCATAAACAATGGGATGCTCAACTTGTGGATCTGGGGCTTGCGGATGTAGCAATCCCTCTAACGTAAACCTTAACAATGCAGCGCAGGTAAATATATGTGCCCGTCGTGGTGATACTTTTGTTTTAACATCAAACGTAAAAGACTCAGACGGAACAGCGATAGACCTTACTTTATACACTTACAAAATGGAGGTTCGTGAATACGATAACGGACCGCTTATCATTACAAGTTCTAATATTACAATTTCTGGAACTGCTGCAGGTGTATTGACTGTGACTATATCTTCTACTAACATGTTGGTTAACGCAGGAACATACGTTTATGGATTACAGGCTACACTCACTTCTGATAGCACTGTTGAAACGTGGCTATACGGAACCTTTGATGTAGTACAAGATATAGTGCAGTAATGGCTGAAAAAGGAATCGATATTGAAATCATTAGACCCGGAGACACCTCTGTTGAAATAACAGCGGGTTCGGGTCTTGTCTTTGATTTAACCATACCCCCGTCAACAAGTGTTGAGATAACCACAGGCTCTGTTAAGCAGTTGCCTGGTGGCAAAGGTGCAAAGGGTGAAAAGGGTCAAAAGGGCGAGACTGGTTTAAAGGGCGAAAAAGGAGACAAGGGTCAGAAGGGCGCTGAGGGAGGAAAAGGCTCCAAAGGAACTACTGGAGATAAGGGTATCACTGGAGACAAGGGTGATGCTGGTGAGAAAGGTCAAACTGGCGAAAAAGGAGAAAAGGGCCAGAAAGGTGAAGTTGGCCAGAAAGGTGAGGTAGGAGTCAAGGGCGAAAAAGGCTCTCAAGGCGACAAGGGTGATAAGGGCGAAAAAGGACAGAAAGGTGAGATAGGCCCAAAGGGTGTTACGGGACAGAATCCTTTTGGCTTCCTAAGCAACTATAGCAACAACTCAGATACAACTTCAGACCCGGGCAGTGGTAACTTCAGAATAAACAACGGTACAATTACACTTGCTACTCAGATTGCGGTAAGTATTTACGATGTAAACGGAGACGATATTGAGAGTCTAATAGGCACTTTGAATGACTCAACAAATGCTAACAAGTCTATCATCACATTTAGAGACACCTCTGATGAAACTAAGTTTGCATCTTTCTTCATATCAAACATAATTCAAGGTGGAACACCACCCATTGAAGACTGGTACCAGTTAACAGCGAGTTTTCTTGGGGGTCCAACGCATACCCTTACCAATACACAGGAGTATTTTCTTGCAATAGACTTAATCGGCGACAAGGGCGCGCCAGGAGACAAGGGTGAAAAAGGAGAGAAAGGCGACAAAGGAGAGAAAGGAGAAACTGGGCAAAAAGGTATCACGGGAGATAAGGGTCTGAAAGGTGAAAAAGGAGATAAGGGAGAAAAAGGAGAGAAAGGAGAAAAAGGACAAAAGGGTGAGACAGGAGACAAGGGCATAAAGGGAGATAAAGGTCAGAAGGGTGAAGTCGGTGACAAGGGTCTGAAAGGAGAAAAAGGTGACAAGGGTCAGAAAGGAGAAGAAGGAGACAAAGGTCAGAAAGGTCAAACCGGTAATGATGGTCCAGGCGGACCTCCCGGACCAAGCGTCAAGGGACAAAAGGGCGACGAAGGAGATAAAGGTCAGAAAGGTGACAAAGGTCAGAAAGGTGAGGTCGGCGAAAAAGGAAACACCGGGGACAAAGGAGAGAAAGGCGAGAAAGGCGAGAAAGGCCAGGACGGTGACAAGGGCCAGAAGGGAGAAGTCGGAGAGAAAGGCAATACCGGTGACAAAGGAGAAAAGGGACAAAAAGGAGAACTTGGCGACAAGGGCGCTGTTGGACCCAAGGGTGAAAAGGGTCAGAAGGGTCAAGAGGGCTCTCAGTGGACATCAGCGGCTGGTGCACCAAGCATCTCTGGTGTAGAGGGAGACCAATATCTCGACACGGACAATGGCGATGTCTACGAGTACAGATCTGGAGCCTGGGTAAACACTGGAAATATTGAAGGGCCTAAGGGTACTAAGGGACAAAAAGGAGAGAAGGGCGATAAAGGACAAAAAGGAGAAACAGGAGACAAGGGCCAGAAAGGTGAAGTTGGTGAAAAAGGCAACACTGGTGATAAGGGTGAAAAAGGTCAAAAGGGTGACAAGGGACAAAAGGGAGATACTGGTGACAAAGGTCAGAAAGGTGAAGTTGGCGAGAAAGGTAATACCGGTGATAAAGGTGAAAAAGGGCAGAAGGGTACTGCCGGAGACAAAGGCGACAAAGGTCAGAAAGGTCAAGAAGGTTCTCAATGGACCTCTGCTTCTGGTGCCCCAAGTATTTCTGGAGTTGAAGGTGACCAATATCTTGACACTGATAACGGCGACGTATACGAATATAGAAGCGGCGCTTGGGTAAACACAGGTAATATCGAAGGACCTAAAGGAACTAAAGGTCAAAAAGGACAAGACGGCGCGAGCGTTAAGGGCCAGAAAGGTGAAGCCGGAGACAAAGGCCAAAAAGGAGAGCAAGGCGCAAGCGTGAAAGGCCAGAAAGGCGAAGGCGGTGACAAAGGACAGAAAGGTCAGACAGGTTCCGATGGCCCTCCAGGCCCAAGCGTAAAAGGACAGAAGGGTGAAGGCGGTGATAAAGGCCAGAAAGGTGAACAGGGTGCCTCGGTAAAAGGACAGAAAGGAGAACAAGGTGCTTCAGTAAAAGGCCAAAAAGGTGAGACTGGTGCTGATGGACCAGACGGTCCTCCTGGACCAAGTGTGAAGGGTCAGAAAGGGGAGACTGGAGCAGATGGGCCTCCTGGACCAAGCGTGAAAGGCCAGAAGGGAGAACAAGGTGCCTCGGTAAAAGGGCAGAAAGGAGAACAGGGTGCAAGTGTCAAAGGACAAAAAGGTCAGAAGGGGCAAACTGGTGCGGACGGTCCAGACGGTCCTCCGGGTCCAAGCGTAAAAGGACAGAAAGGTGAGAAGGGACAAACTGGTCCAGACGGTCCGGATGGCCCTACTGGCCCTACCGGTCCTACTGGCCCTACTGGTCCTACTGGTCCTAAGGGAAATACTGGTGCACAAGGTCCTACTGGACCCAAAGGAAATACTGGCTCGCAAGGACCTACAGGACCTACTGGTCCTAAGGGAAACACTGGTGCAACAGGGCCAGATGGCCCGGATGGCCCCGTGGGACCAACTGGTCCTACTGGTCCTACTGGTCCTAAGGGAAATACTGGTGCACAAGGTCCTACTGGTCCAACAGGCCCAACAGGCCCAACTGGTCCTAAGGGAAACACTGGTGCAACAGGGCCTCCTGGAAGTTCCGTTAAGGGGGATAAAGGCGAGAAAGGTGAGAAAGGCCAAAAGGGACAAACCGGTGCTAATGGACCAACTGGACCGGGTGGATCAACAGGACCAACTGGGCCTCCCGGGCCGAGCGTCAAAGGCGACAAAGGTCAGAAAGGTCAGAAGGGTACCACAGGTTCAACAGGGCCTACAGGACCTGGTGGATCAACAGGACCAACGGGCCCTCCTGGAAGTTCTATTAAAGGAGACAAAGGCCAAAAAGGACAGAAAGGAGAAACAGGATCAGGTGGACCACCAGGACCAACAGGACCGGGTGGACCAACAGGACCGGGTGGACCAAGCGGGCCTCCTGGAAGTTCCGTTAAGGGGGATAAAGGACAAAAGGGCCAGAAAGGTACTACCGGTTCAACAGGCTCAACAGGACCTACAGGACCTACAGGACCTGGTGGATCAACAGGACCTACGGGACCTACAGGACAAAAAGGGTCAACAGGAAGTGCAGGTGCAGCGTATAGTCCAGACAAGTATTTATTCCAAACAGGGCAAACGTACAGTTCAAGTGGCTCTACCATTTCGATAGCATCTCAAGAGATAAATGGTACAACAACCACTAGTGGTGACTTTTCTGCTAATACAATTACGTTCGACGAAGCAGGTACATACTTGGTGTCATGGAACATTAACTGGCAGTCTTTCATCTCATCAGAAAGTGTGTTTGGAGCAACTGCTAAACTTAATGGATCCACAATTGAAGGTGGAACTGATATTCAGTATTTTAGTGCAAGCACAGGTGTTGGTAAAAAAAATACAACGGCAACCGCGTTTGCAATATCAGTAAGTGCCGGGCAGGACTTGACATTTGATACATTCCTTTTCCAGGGATCAGCAAACCACAAGGTAACCTCTACCAATGGCGACGACGGAGCAATTTCTATTACAAGATTATCATAATGGCTACAGAAGAAAAATTTTACATACAGAGTCCAGAACAGGGTGCACGACTTAGTACTTCGGGTTCGTTTGGTTGGATTATTGAAGAAGATGATTCTTCTACTTATGATCAGACACTTTACTTCACTACGAAGCAAGAGGCTTTGAATGAAATAGATACATTAGCAGCCGGTGAATATGTCATTAACTCTGTCTTTGTCAAAACGGATTAGATAGTTTATCTTTAGTGGTGCTAATTGAATTTAATACGTACCACTAAATGAACATTGTCTTTCACGCAGGCTACTATGCGGAGCCATGGAATGCTTTGACACCAGGGCTTGGTGGTACAGAACAGTGTATCATCCACCTTTCTAAATACCTGGCGCTAAAAGGTTACAGTGTATATATTGTCGGACAGGTAGAGCCAATGCATGAGAATCACTGGGATGCTGGTTCGATTCTTTTTGTTCCACTTGAACTTGTAAATTGTTTACCACACATTGATGTTCTTATTGGTGTGTCGTACATTCATTACCTAAAGTATTACAATCTCACTCCAAAAACCAAGACGATGTTTTGGTTACACAATGAACATCCGCACTATTGGTACAAGGGTGAGCGTATGTCAGACAGCGATATACAGGACGCGTACTTGAAGACAGATGCAATTATCTGCTTAACAGAATGGCATAAAGAATACTTCTTAAACCACGAGCCATTCGCTACTCTTCTTGGTGACAGGACACACGTGATAGGAAACGGAGTAGACACATCCTTATTCGTACCAGTCACGGTTAAAGAAAAGGATTCATACATATATACTTCACATGCAGAGCGTGGCTTAGATACGCTGTTAACAGAATTTGAGAAAGGATTGGAGGGGCACCTTCATATATGTACACCGTCTTACGGGCTGGACTATTTTGAGACACACTTTGCTGAGCGTGTAGGGAAACTTGACAATGTCACCTATCACGGTAATTTACCTGTAGAGAGTTTGTACAAACTTATGTCAAGGATGCAGACGTGGCGCTACCCCACAGACTACAACGAAACATATTGTATAACAGCGCTCGAGATGCTTGGGCACGAGGTGAAACCATTCGTTAATCCAATAGCAGGACTTAAAGAAACCCTGGGCGGATTTCATGGGAACATAACTGATTGGGTTCCGGTAAAAAATTATGTGCAATCAAGGGACTGGAAGCATGTAGCAAGAGAGTGGGAAGCATTTTTTATAATGCCTATAAATAAAACTATGATACAAAGAGCGTATATAATATCAATGGACACCAGCGCACAGGCGCTGAAGTCTTACAAGGAAAAACTGTTAGAAGGCGGTATTGACTGTGACGTTGTGATTGTGCCTGGCGTAGATGCTAGAACATTTAATGATTATGATTGGACCCCTCACGAGGGCTGGGCCATGGATAGCGATAACAAGTGGTGGAACCAACCTGTCACTGTAGGTGAAATGGGTTGCGGACTTGCTCACTTAAATGCATGGAAGCAAGTTGTAAAAGACAACGTAGACCTTGCACTGGTTTGTGAGGAAGACTTCTACTTCAGTAAGAGGTTTGATGAATCAGTACTACCAGATTTAGGCACTTGGCACTTGATGTATCTCGGAAGAAAGCCGATGGCTCCAGATCAGGAAGACTTGGGCGACCTTGTTGTGCCAGGATACTCTTACAATCTACACGCCTACTTACTCACAGGCCCTGGTGCTTTGTCTCTTACTCAGCACAACTTTCAGAACTACATCACTACACCAGATGAGTTTGTGCCCGCTACATATTGTAGACACCCAAGGGGAGATTGGGACTGGGTAACAAGAGATACAAAGGCCTTGGCTTTGAAGGAGGATATAGCGTTCCAGTCCTCTAATGATTCTACAAGTAGAACTCAATCTACAGTAAACACAGAGATATTTAAGTCTGGGCAATGGGACAAATATGTATCCAAGTGGATACACCCTGCAGCACAGACCAAGGCTTGGGATATGATTATCGAGGAGCCTATTGATAATGTTATTACGTTTCCTTTGTTTACCGAGGAGTTTTGTGAACTATTGATAGACGAAGCAGAAAAGAAAGCGTATTGGCAAAACAAGAGGCACGACTTTTATCCAACAGTGGATACTCTAATATCCTCGTTTGGGTACGATGAGATATACAAAAGGGTTTTAAATGAATTTGTATTCCCTGCAGCAATACACAGATGGTTTCTGCACGGTAAGGATTGGCCACGTATGACGAGTGAGAACTTTATGATTAAGTACACTACAGACACGCAAGGTCACCTGGACCTTCATCATGACAATGCTGTCATTAGTTCTGTGTTAACACTCAATAAAGACTTTACAGGTGGCGGCACTTACTTTCATAATCAAAACGAAACACACGTAGGAGATGTGGGCCACATCGCTGTGCATCCAGGGCAGGTAACTCACAGGCATGGAGGTCGTCCTGTACACAGTGGGGAGAGATATATACTTGTTTCATTTTGTAACAAACCAAAGTAATGCAGTTAATACCTTATTTCGATCAAGACAATCTTCCAGATATGACTGGCTGGTATTTCTTCGAAAATACTTTCACACCAGAGGAGTTGGATGACATCACCGAAATGGTCCAAACCATACCTTTTGAAGCAGCAACTATTGCCAACAATGCAGGGCAAGAAGAAATGCGTAAATACAGGAAGTCAAATATCAAGTGGATTAGCGCTACTGATGATGCCAATAACTCGATGCACAGGCATCACTGGTTGTACGATAGACTGATGGAATGTATCACTGAAGCAAATGATGTTATGTGGAACTTTGACCTGCACGGTTTGACGGACTCTATACAATACACAGAGTACGATGGCACAGAGGAAGGGTTTTACGGGTGGCATGTAGATATAGGCCCACGCGAATTGGCTTTAAGAAAAGTATCGCTCGTAGTGCAACTGAGTGACCCGTCCGAGTACGAGGGCGGAGAATTGCATTTGAAGACAGGGTCTAATCAAATCACAACACCCAACATGAGGGGCACAGTCATAGTATTTCCCTCCTATCTGTTACACAGGGTAACCCCTGTGACTTCTGGGTTACGTAAGTCTCTGGTGCTGTGGGCCGGGGGCTCGAGGCTGAGGTAAACTTCTTATATTTGCCTTATGGCAAAGAGTAAGTATGCAAATTTTCTAAAGCGTCACGGCTTGAAGGGATTCAACAAGCCAAAGCGTACACCAGATCATCCGAAAAAGTCACACGTAGTAGCCGCTAAAGAGGGCGACAAAGTGAAACTAATCAGATTTGGAGAACAGGGCGCTAAGACAGCGGGCAAGCCAAAGGCTGGTGAGTCTGATCGCATGAAGAAGAAGCGCGCATCATTCAAGGCGCGTCACAGAAAGAACATCAAGAAAGGTAAGATGTCTGCTGCTTACTGGGCTAATAAAGTAAAGTGGTAATGAAAAGATATCGACACGGAGGAGCACACGAAGAAGAGCCAGTAAAATCAAACGCCGCTACAAGACTCTTGCGGCACTTTTTGCCGTTGCCGTTACCTGCCGCCCAAGCAGCGGCCAGTAGAATAACAGGAGACACAGCGTTCGGCTTCGGTGATGTGCCAAAGGATGTTCGTGATGAAGTTGCTTTGAGTGTGATAAAAGCAAGACAGCGCACTGGCAGTGACAGAGGTGGCACGGAGTATATGGATTACGGAGAAGAAATCTACAACGATATTCAAACTCTATCCCCAAATCTTTTAGACGCTGCCATAGCGTCTGCTAAGTCCCCAGATTTTAGAGCAGCCACAACATTCGGAAGGGTTTCATATTCATACGATCCAGAAACTGACACCTATAGCCTCTACGATTCGTACGACTTCTCTCCTATTAAGGGTCAACCCAAAACAGCGTACGGGCAAACCAGAAAAGCATTAGGGTCAGAAAAGGAAGGAGAAGCAAAACTTATTGGTAAATTCAAAGGCAGTGACTACGAGGGTGTTAAGGGGTCTAATGACTATAAGCATGTAAAGAGGTTTATGTCACAGTTAAATGACTTCTTTGAGGAAGATCAAGCCCCAAATGTTCGTATGAATTTTAAAGAAGGAGGTATGGTAAAGAATTATAGAAGAGGCGGTAAGTCCAAGGTTAACGAGGCTGGTAACTACACCAAGCCTGGAATGCGTAAGCGTATATTCAACCGAATCAAAGCAGGTAACAAGGGCGGTAAGCCTGGGCAGTGGTCCGCGCGTAAAGCACAGATGTTGGCCAAAGCATACAAGGCCGCAGGAGGCGGATACAAAAACTAATGGCACTCAAGAAATCACAAAAGTCCTTGAAGGATTGGACCAAGCAAAAGTGGAGAACCTCAGATGGAAGTAAGTCAGAGGGAAAGAAACGCTACTTGCCAGACGCAGCATGGAAAGCCCTGTCCCCTGCTGAGAAAGCCGCTACAAACAGGGCCAAAGCAGAAGGCAACAGAAAAGGGAAGCAGTTTGTCGCTCAGCCAGATAAAATCAAGAAGAAGGTAAAGAAGTACCGATCATAGTCGCACAGCGATTCATAATGCGTGAGTACAATTCTGATTTACCTTTTGTGCGAATCATGTTGCCTGCAGCGTAATCAGCAATCTTGCTAATCACAGACTTGCTTTCAACAGTCATACGAGATTCATAGTTAGTCTTCATATTATTTAATTCACTCGTATAAACTTACACAACATTCGTTAGATTTGCAATACAAACTTTTAGGCATGAAACACAAATTACAGTCAATGTACAAAAGCGGAGGTCTACTCAAGGCCTTGCTAAAAGATCCTGCACAGCGTAAGATGGCTGAGAAGATGCTCGGCAAAGCAGCCAAGGGTATGGCTGTAAAATCATATCCGATGGGTGGTAAGATGTACGAAAACGGTGGAAAAAACGATAAGGAATCTACTGACG